GAACAATGCGAGACTCCAGGCCGGGCACAACAACGATCCCGGCGTTCAGGTCGGCCAGAAGCAGTTGCCCCTGCATCGATTGCGGCGTGCGGGCCTTCTTGAGGAAAGTGCCCTGAATATTCTCGGTTTGAAAGCTCATGGTGATAGCTTCTCCTTGCGGAATTTACGGACCAAAAGTGGGGAAGTGGCCGCGCTGGCGGCGGCGGTTCGAGCCGACCGCGTAGGCGGCGGGCTGGATGCGGCGCTCCTGCTGCATCCGCAAGCTGGGTTGAATCAGGGCTTGCATGTGATTGGGAAACACGTACACCTCGTCGCGGCACCGCTTCGCGATGTCGTTCACGCCTTTGGTGGGGCCGATCAGCGAGACGGCTAGCTTGGAAACCACCGTCAGACAGTTGTCGATCCCGAGCGACCCGGTGTCCGGAGCGTCCCCCGAATGCAGGTACGTGATGCGGAGTTGCACGTCGGAGGTGGCCGCGTTGAACTGGAACGTCGACGAGCGCCAACTGTAGTAAATCAGCCGGCCGCTGGGAGTCCAGGGGATCGGCAGGATCTCGGTGTACTCCACGGGGAAGTACGACATATCCGGGGAACCATCCGGGCGCTCCTCCAGCCGGATGAGCGAACCGAAATTGGCAATACCCGCGGCGGCCGGCAGGAGGGTCAGCGTACCAGCCGGGAGCGTGTAGAGGGTCTGGAGCTCAACCTGCGAGTCCTGGCACTTCACCATCTCTTCGATAAGCTCGCGCCACCCCATCCCCACCGCCAGGGCTAGCTCCGGCATGGTAAACCGGCGCTTGGGAATATCTCCGAGGAGAAAAGCGGCCTCGTTGATTGCCTGTTCTACGGTGGGGATGGCCATGACGTTACCTGCCTCTCTAGCTCGGCTTCGGAGCCGCCGGGACTGGTGCGGCCTTGGGTAGAAGGCCCTGTGTCGCTCGGATCTGATTGTACCGTTCGAGATTGCAGATCTCGCGGCACTGGCCGCAGATGGCGGCGGTCATCGACATGGGTGTGTCGCAGTAAGGGCAGCGCACCTTACCGAGGGCGGCTTTGGCATCGAAATCCTGCCAGGGCTCTCCGGTGACGTTCATCAGCTTGCCCATAAACAAGTGCAATTTGGTTATGTTGCGCCATTCGCCCTGCGCGGCGAGGAGCCGGGCCTCCCTCACTTTCGAGGCGGCAAACTGCATCTGTTTCTCGTGGGCCTCCTGCGTCTCCGGCAAAGCCTTAACCTGTTCGAGCGTAGGGTTGTCGATCGAGCACACCCAGATGCCGGGCAGGCCCATGTCATCCGGCATGTTCTTGGCGTTGCGCCACTGGTTCACCAGATCGTCGGCGGTCTGGTGGGCAGGAATCCCTATCGTTTGATGAACGCCTTTGCCCATGTAGACCAAGGTGTTGAATTCCACCACCTTGAGCAGGAACGGGTCTTCGATCGACCCGGGCTCGAGGATGAAGACGTTGGAGTCGGTGGAGGTTGGCGGTATATGCAGGGCGCGGTAGGCGTTTTCCTGCATCGGCCAGATCGAAATAATTGTCCTACTCAATGGCTTGCTCCTGGTTCTCTCTGAATTCCTTTGACGGCAGCGACACGTAATCCTTGGCGCCGGGAAGGTGATCGAAGGCGAAGAACTCGTCGGCGATCGCATCTTCGACCGGGCCGCGCTCGGCGCGCTTCTTCTCCTCTAACCGGACGAGCAGATCCTGCTCGTGCTCTTCGAGTGTCATCCCCAGATGGATCCGGAGATGGAAGATCAGCGTCTCGGTGATTTTGCGGCAGGGCTCTTCGCCTTCGGGCATCGGAGAGCCGACCATGTGATACTCCCCACGGGCCGGGTAAGGCCATGTCTCGCCGAAGATGGCAAGCCATTCGCCGCGCCGCATATGAGACCACTTAGCCACGGCCCAGCGGTTGCCCACGATGTCAGCCACGGTGAAGCGCTCGTAGCGGCTCTCGACCATCCAGAGCGGGCCCCCGGGAGTGAGGATCTGGCGGGGGACCAAGTGGCCCTTGTGCTCAAAGCCCCAGAGCTCGGAGGTCATGGCCCACTTGTAGTTGTTCTCGCCGAAATCGTTCCTGCCGAACTCGGCGGCGAGACGCCCGTTGAGCTCGGCCAGTAGCTTCTGTTCCATATAGGTAAAGCGGGGCCGGCTGGCATATGCGGCCCGCCCCGTACGCTACTAGTACGTGGGTTGCGCGAGGTTATAAATTACCCCCGCATTCCCAAAATTTTGACACAAATAGTCCCTGAGGACGTAGAGGGCGAACCACGCGGTGGCGGCCGGTGATCCGTCTGCGGCGTACAAAGGAAACAACTTGTTCCCGTTCATCTCAAACCAGCCGACCGGGTCAATCTCGGCGATCGACCAGTCCTGCGGAGTGATGTAGTCGATGCGATTGGTGGCCTGGTGCGGGTCGACCGTTGCCGGAATCCCGGCAAACATAAACTTCATATCGACCTTGGGCATGATGTCGGCATTAACCTTGCCGGAGGTGAGTTCGAAGTGGGCAATGTCCATGACATTCTGCCTGATATTGGCCTGCTGCTTCTGGTTCACGATGGCCATCATCCCGGCAGGCGTGCCTTGGTCGATTTTGCGCCGCTCGATGATCTGATGGGCGATCTGCATGCCCATTTGCACCGTGGGCACATTGCCGCCGCCGTCGCGCACATTGACCAAAATCTCCGGCTCGTTGGCGCGGTTTACACCGTGCGTGGATCCGCTCGTGGCGATGTTGTTGTGATAGAGGAGCCCTTTGAGACCCGCCGGAGTGGATCCGGAAGTGCCTTCGAAGACGATCTTATCTCCGGTGGCCGCACCCGCGATCGTGACGGCGAAGGTCAACGAGCGGGTCGAGTAGTTGATGGATGAGAGTTTGAACGGGCCGCCGACCTTGGGAGTCACCAGAGTTGAATCGTAGACGTGATACCACTCGCCGCGCCGGAAACCCTGGACGCCGTTGACGGTGTCCATCACATACACGGTTTTCGAGGCAACGGTCGACTGGGTGAGCGAGGTGCCGAGGACCGCCGTGCCGTCGCCCATGTGCCAAGCCCTGTCGATGAAATCGGCGAAGTCAGGGATCATGGTCTTCAGCAACTTTTTGAAGCCCTGAAGCCGCGACTGCTCGGCCGCCGCGGTGGCGCGGCTGGCAAGTTGGGTGATCTGGCCTCTGAAGCTGAACGGGAAGTAGGTGGTGATCATCACGCCGCCTTCCTGTGCGCTCCCAAGTCCCAGGCCGCCGCCGTCCGGGTTGTAGGTGCCGACCCGGCCACCATTCGTAGTTAGGTAAGTCGCGCGGAAATCGCGCTCCGAGACCTTCTCAACATCGGCTTTCGAGTTGATGAGATTGACAACCGTATCGAAGCGCCCGAACCAGTCAGGCAGCTTGGGCGCAACTTTTTCCATTTGCGCGAAAACGAGATCTGTGGCCACGATTTTCTCCCTTTTGAGTCAGAAAAAAGGCCACGCGGGACGCGCGAGCGTCTAACTGAAAACGGCGTCGAATTCTTGAGACCAGGATTTGGAATCGAACTTACCGCCGCCCGGAGTAGGCGCTGACGCACCGTTGGGAGCTATGCCCCCGGCGGGTGTTCCACGTAGCGATTGCGTACCTTTTAGCCTCTCGTGAGTCTTGTCGCTTTTCGCCTTGATGGCGGTAGCAGACTCGGACAGAATTGCTGGAGCCTTCTCGCGAAGCACTTGCTCTGCCCTGGAGGTATATAGCTGAATGAGACGCGCTCGCCAACCATCCCGGATGCTTTCGTTCCCGGCAATTGCGGCTTGCTTGTAAAAACGCTCCCGTTCGCCAGCAAAGCGCTGGTCGGTCAGGAAGACGTGCTTGAGTTCCTCGCGAAGCCGTATTTCCACGTTCTTGCGAGTTTCAGGAAAATTCTTGAGAGAGGTGAGGACCGGCTTGATGGCAGCGGCGATCGCGCCAGAGATATTAGTCTCGATGGCGGCCTTGGTGCCGTTGTTCCAGTAGTCCCACTCGGCCTTGGCCTGGGCGGCCTCTTGCTGTTCGATCGTTTGCTCGCGCCGCTCGATCTGCTGGACCCGTTCGGAGAGCGGATCGGGGGCCGGCTGCTTGGTCAGTTCGGCGCGCTTGCGATAGTTCCCGGTCAGCGCCTGATCGGCGCGCTGCACCGAAGCCAGGAGCTCGCGCCCCGCCTCGGTGTCGAGCCCGGCCGCCACGGCCTTCTTGTAGAGGTTGTCGAAGGTGTGCGCGTTGATCCGCTGCTCTAGCCCCTGGATCACTTCGGGCGCGGCGGTCGACGCGGCATGGAGCAGCGCGTCGGCCATCGTCTCGTGCGGGTTGTAGGCGGTGTGCCCGCCCTCGTATGCCTTCCTGGCGGTCTTGAATAAGTAGCTGAAGGCGCGGGCCTGCTCGGCGGGATCCGCGCTCATCGTGTCGAAATCGATCGAGTCGAGGAGCGTCTTGTCGCTGGCGAGCGACTTGATGGTGTCCGGAGTGACGGGCCCATCGAGCCCAAGCTCCTTGGACAAGGTGCGCGCGGCCTGATACCCGGCGAAGACTTCCTTACCGCGGGCTTCGGGGTACCGGATCCACTTCTTGCCGCGCTGCTCGTACTCCTCGCCCTCGCGATCCTCTTCGGCGACCGGCGGCGGTGCGGCTTCTACGGCAGGCTTCTCGGCAGGAGGGGCGGCTTCTTCAGAAGCGGGCTCGTCATCGGCGGGCTCGTTTTCAAAATCGATCGGCGACGACGGCTGGACGGTCGAATCCTGTGGGTTCGTCTCGCTCGCGGGGCTGGTCGTCTCGGTCGAAGAGCTTTCCGTCTCGCCCGTAGCGTCGGCGAACAACGTGTCGATTTCAGCGCTGATCGTTGTAGCGGCTGGACTCGCAGCGGCTCCAACAGAACCCGGTTCTTCCATTGCTGACATTTATAACACGGCTGTTATGGTTCAACAAACGGGATCGTGTTGCCGTCCGTGTCGTAGCTCCACCGCGCCGGGCCGTCAGGCCGGATGTCCAGGTGCAGGAACGTGGACGAGACGCCGATCCCGCCATTGAGGAATGCATTCACCTTTTCCGCCGCCGCATAAAGTTTTTTTACGGGCAGATGGGCGACGTGGATGTCGGCTGCCATCCCTTGCGGATGTTGGCTCGCCGGAGCGCCGCCGCACTCTTCGTTGTGGCCAGGGCAGCGATAGCCGCTGGTGATCACGATCGGCTTGCCGATCAGGTCGCGCAATTCCTGCAGGGCGTAGATGAGGGCAGTGTCGGTCTCATTCGAGCCGCACCCGCACTGGCAGGCGAACTCCTCGAAGACAAAATTCTTGGTGATGGGCGTGGTCACTGGGGTTTCCATAATCCTCTCCTTAAGCCGGTGGCGCAGATTCTTGCGGCGGGGCCGCCGCCATCGCCTGCTGCATCATCGCCGCCTGCGCGGCGGCGTCCTGTTCCTGTCCGTGGAGCTTGACGTTCTGGAAGTACTGCGCCGGGTCTTGCTCGGCCTGCTGGCCAGCCGGGCTCATGCACCATTCGCGAATGATCATGGCGATGGTGGTGTGATCGGTGTCGAGGAACGGATCGATCGGGACCGAACTGGTTTCGACCGCCGGTATCCCCGTCATCGGGTCAACCCACGGCATTCCCGTCATCGGGTCGAGCTGCGGCGGGGTCGGTGGCTCCATCAGGAGTTTTTGAATGCGGTTCATCACCATGTTGAACAGGAACTCGCCAGGCGCGTAGAAATCGTCGACGCCGAAGTACGCTTTGGTTTGCCCCGCGTTGATGGGATGTCCCAGGCCGATCGATTGCGCCAGTTGCGGCGCTTCCTGGGAGAGGCCGGAGAGCTTCGTCACTTTCTCGTTGAACGATTGCGGCGCCGTGTCGGCGGCCTCGATGTGCCAGCCCTCTTCTTCGAGGTCGGCCAGATCGATGGACTCGCCCACTTCACCGAAGCCGGTCGAGGGAACCGACACCGAGCCCACGCCGTGACGCGCACCGAGCCGGATCCCGTCTTCCAAAATGTCGCTGACGAAGTTCTGCATGCTCTCAAACGGTAACTGCAGTCCCTGCAACGCCCCGGCTTTTTGTTGCTGATCCTGTCTCCAGGTCGGCGCGGGATCGCCGCCGCCGAAAAGGGCCGGCTGAATGTTGTCGGCCTCGCGCGTGTACTGGCGCATCATCTCCGCGACCGGCATCATGGCCTGATGGATCTGGGCCGTGGGGATCGTCACGAACGCCTTCGAGAGATCGACGCCGCCGGTCCTGGTGAAGAGGAGCTCGTTGACCGTGCCGGATTTCTTCACGGTCTCCGGGTTCAAGATCTGCGAGTCGACGATGTGCTTCGGGATCGACCGCATGATTATTTCATCGGCCATGTTCCAGAAATTGTTGATCGAGTCCTGCTGGCCCATCACGTTCTGGACGAGGCCGGGCCCGTTGATATAGCAATTGGTGCCCGTTTTACAGACGCTCCAGTGCTCGGTCATCTTGGCCGGATCGGCCGCCACGGGCCGGCCACCCATCCGGTGAATGAGGCAGCCGTCCGGGTAGAGCTTCTCGGCGGCCCGGCGGATGTCGCGCGGCATGCCGTCGTACGATTTCGGGTTGAGCCACCTTCTGCCATAGCTCACCGTTTCCTGCGGGCGGTCGGTGGTGCGGTCGTTGGGATTTTGAATCTCTTCGAGGATGCGGCCCGCTTCGGCCACGTTCTCATCGGTATCCCAGTCGTTGAGCGGCGACAGATCTTTCTTGGCGGCATTGAGCCGCTGCAGGACCAGTTTGGCCTTCGACTTCGAGAGCGGGTAGGAGTAGTCGAGCCACTCGCAGTCGTCGTCGATCCACTTTGCTTCGTTGGGAACCATCACCTGGACGCAGGAGAGCAACTGCAGTTCGGGCATGCCCTTGGCATATTCCATTTCGCCCTTCTGGACCGGCTGATCGACCAGCGGCCCGGGAATGACCGCCGCGGTGGGATCGATCGGGGCCATGCAGTTCTGGCACTGGGGGCTGCCCTCCGGGCTCTTGCCGCCGCAGTAATTGCACACCACTTCACCCGGGGCCTGCGCCTGTTCGATTTCGTAGATCGGCTCGGAGTGAAACCCGTGGATCCGGCCATTGATGACGTGATCGACGAAGCCGAAGCAGGGGCCGGTGTTCCACATGACTTCGGCGATCTCATTCGGAGCCCGGCGCTGCAGCTTCCAATACCTGAGTAAGTGCCGCGCCATCGTGTTGG